CTTAATTATCTTATAGTCTTTTCTTCTTTCGAGAACTTGCGCTCCAGTAGAGATAACATTCCCATACTTTTTGACTATCTCTTTAATAAAGGCTGGGTCGTTATTCTTGGTTCTTGCCATCGGTGTTCCTCAATTTTGAAAAAAGTGTTTTCTTGCCAAATGTTTTTCTTGGCTGAGACTCTATATTATCTCTAGATACTTCTGTTACTTCAATTTTTTGTTTGGGTTGTCGGTCTAGAACTGACTTATGTTTTTCTACCGCTTCTCTTACCCATTTAGGAGATGCCGAGTACACTCGCTTATTTGTATTGATAATATAATCAAATACTGCTGACTCCCCAAACTTTCCTATTAGGGTGCTAACGGCCTGTACTTGTCTGGTATAGTTTTTCTTTTGGGTCTTATTCCAGAACTTGTAAGCCAAAGAGCCCTTATTGTCGGCCTCTGCTTTTCTCTGGATGAGTATCTCTGCTATGTATTGAGCGACCGTGCAATACTCACCCGTTGAGGGTGACTTGAACCTGCTCGCTTTGCTTCTTTGTCTCGCCATCTCGCCATATCATAAAAGAAAGGTTTTCTTGGGTAGCTTTTCTTTTTTGTGAAAAGTTTTCAAACTCACATTCAGGCCAGCTATATTTTTTAACGTCAACTCGTTCTAGGCTGTCTTCTAATAATCCGAATGTCATATGTTGATATGATGGGCCATCCCCAGTAACCATGTCTATATCCTTAGAAAACCCTCTAGCAATAAAGAATCCATCTAAACCATTCTCATCTTCAAACACAACCTCTTCAGGCGCACCCATAACAATTACCTGAGCTTTTGCTACGCACCGCCCATTCTCTTTGCAGAACTCTTGAAGTCTAACCCATGGACTTTCGGGAACTCCGGGACGCTCATAGTCGCCCCATACAATAGTTCCGTCATCTAGGGTGCACTTCCAAGTCATGGAAATATCTTCCATTATGAGTTTACGTATATGTTCGTCTCTAATCGTGCAAATCATATTATTTATCCTTAATTCTATGAATTGCCCCTCTATGTCGTCGGGCAACATTTACTTCTTCTGATTTATCTTCTTCTAGCTTGGTAGCTTTGGACTCATCTCCAAGCATGGAAGCTTGCTCTGTCATTGTAACGGCGCCATACTTCTCATTTCTACCCATTAGCTCGCCCGCCTTTGGCAACTCAGGAACATCTTCCTGTTTAGACAGCTCTTTGCTGACAACGTTTTCTGACCTACCTAGCGCCTCCGCAATTGCTGCAACGCTATCATCGCTGTGTTCGGCAATATAAGTCTGCTCTTTTTTTGAAAGTCTGCCTTTTTTAGTCATTTAATTAATCTCCATTAATGCTCTTCTTGCTCTTGTCAAAAAGATTCTTTCAGAATTTGTAATGTATTGCATATAATAATTATATACATCCTCATTTACTTTTTTAAAGTCGAAGTACGGTCTGCTGTGTTTACCTCTATCTGTACCCAGTGGGTCTAGAAGATCTCCTCGACCATACTTAATATAGTAAGTCATGAAGCCTCCATTATCAACAACCTTAACGAAAGCGTCGTTTTCTTTGGATTCTTCACCACCCACACCAAAAAATGTATAAACTTTTTTCTCTGGGTCTGGTAAATTTAGACTCTCTAGGTTCTCGTTTTCCCATCTAGCCATTGAATTTCTCCAATCTCTTTTTAATGTTATCTATGCATGATGCCCTATCAACCCCATCAACTTTAATGGCGGCCTTTGGGGCGATTCCATATTTGTTTAGCTCTTCTGTGGAAACAGGAATGGGGTCTAAGCTACCGTCTTTCAGTACTTTGTGAACGACAATAGTAAAATCAATAATTGCCGCATGTGGAATATCAGCTCGGTTAGTTTCACTCATTAGTCACCATTCTCTATATAGTTACGTTTTTGTTGGGGTGTCATTTTATTTATTTTGTTTCTAATCGCATTAGCCTCTTTGTTCTTTTTATGTACGTCCATATTGTCGGCTTTGCGACGATCTTGGAGTTCGTAGTGCCCCATTTTTTGGGTATTTCTGTCGGCGAGATGCCTAACTGTTGTGGGTTCACCTTTAATAAAACTAAGGGGAGCCTGTAGAATAACTCTACGATATGTGTTAGATCCACATTCTGGGCATGTATTAATCTCTTTTTCAGAGAACTTTTGAAAGATTTCTTCTAGATGTCCACACTCGGAACACTCATAATCATAGGTAGGCATATTCACTCCGCAACAAAAGGTATGTCTATGATATTATAGACTTGGCCCTCCGTTTCGGCAAGATCATTCTGAAGATTTTTCGAGAATTTTTTCATTGTCTTCGTGGTTATTTAGCTTTTCGTACCGTTCTCTAGTTTCTCGAAGCCATTCTTGTTCTTTCTCTCTGCTTTCTCTAAGCTTGAGGTTCAAGAGCACGTCTATCTGCTTTGCTTGGTTTATATGTAGCATGTATACATTATTTATTTCTTTTCTTATATCATGTATACTATAGGCTAAAACCCACATTCCAATGGCAATAGTAACCAGAAGGGCTGCTCGTACATAGGGGGCTATCGATTTTAACAGCTTCATTTGCTAGGCCCTCATTTTAAAAGTATTAAAAATATTTGACAGGGTTTTCGTTTTCATCTGTATCTTCCTTTTTGTTTAGCCTCATCAGTATTTTGGAAACGATATCACTCCGAACGATATCCTCATAATCCAATTTGCAAACACCAACACTTGGGATTTCCGAAAGCTTTTTCATGCATGTGTATAGGCCGCCTTGCTGGCTACCTAAGTCTGATTGTCTTAAATCTCCATTGATGACAGCCTTTGATTGCTGCCCTATTCTTGTAATAAACATTTTAATCTGCTCAAAAGTGGCATTTTGTGCTTCATCTAAAATCATAAAACATCCATGAAAGTTCCTGCCTCTCATGTATTCTAAAGGGCAAAGCTCAATAATGTTCTTTTTTCTATATGCTTCTACTGTCGCTTTGGTCAGATATTTATTCATCTCCTCAAGTATAGGTACTAAATAAGGGTTTATTTTTTCCACTAAAGTTCCGGGAAGATGGCCCAAACCCCTACCGCTTTCCACTACCGGGCGAGTAATAATAATCTTATCTATCTTCTTTTCTATAAGGTATTCACAGGCCATTCCGACAGAAACGCTAGTTTTACCTGAGCCAGCAGGGCCAGAGCAAAAAGTCACGTCGGACTTGTTGATAAACCCCATATAGTTTTCTTGGTTCCGTGTCTTAGGTCTTAATATTTTTCTTCTTTGTCTTGTTGTTCGCGGCTTCTTCTGGTTGCGTTTTACCATTAATTATACTCTAGTAAAGGTTTATATTTCAGTAATTCTTAGTTCTTCTTGGCACACAGGACACAGTCCTACAGTATCCCCTTCGTGAAGCCCTTCTTTATGTTGGCCTATTAAAAGCGCCTGTAGGATTATACTCTGTCTTAGTTTAGTGTCCTCCACTAGACCGTCTAGCGCAGGAATGCTAAGAGAGGGTAATGGTTTTTCCTTGTTCAGCTCCATAAAGGAGCAAACCGTGAGGGCTATATTAGCTACTGATAGAAATATAATTAAATAGACTGCTTTTTTTGGTGTCATCTTATTTCCTTTCGTTAAAAGATTGTGATGCTCCTGTTGAAAAATTGAAGGTGTGGACTGCCCCAATGCTCATGTTTGAGTAAGAGATTCCTATCCTAGCATACCTACGGTCTGGAGAGAGGATAACTGGGCCTGCTGTCATGGAATGACCCTGTGGAAGCACTGATATCATAGGGTAATATCCAACAACTCTATTCTTTTGCCCCAAAAACACACCTGCTAAAGATGCTCTTCTCCTGTCTCTTGCTAATTCTTTAACCGCAGGGGTGTAAGTAAGACTGTTTAGCTTTTCTCTGAGGGATAATTCTCTTTCCTGTGCGACCATAAGGGTTGGTAGTAGAACCATAACAATAACAATTAAAGACTTATTAAATATATTCATTATGCAAATAGCTCCTTGATAACTTTACCACTGTTAGCTATCTTCATAGGTCTTCCGCTATTGCTGGTAAAGGTTGTGCTTAAAGAAATACCTAGTGCTTTGCAGACAGATGCCATGACATCCTGAGATGTATAGGGGTCTGTTATAACCTTGGTGCCATCATCACTTGTTGCTCCTACTGCAATACCACCATTCATGCCTGCACCACCAACCACGACGCTCCAACTACGAGCCCAGTGATCGCGACCAGCGTTTCCGTTGATACGAGGAGTACGGCTGAATTCACCCATCCAGATGATAGCCGTATCTTTTAATAATTCTCTTTGCTCAAGGTCTTCAACCAAAGCACTCATTCCTTGGTCAAGCACGGGCAACTTATTATCTTTTAGTGTCGGGTGGATATTTTGGTGATTATCCCACCCTCCTAAATTAACCTCAATAAAAGGAACTCCGACCTCGACAAGCCTTCTTGCCATTAGGCAACCTTTACCAAACCCATTATCTCCGTACCTTTCTTTAACTGGTTCAGGTTCGCCTGCAATCTTAAAGGCTTCCATCTGTTCACTTGTAAGAAGATTGAACGTCTGCTTTAATACCGATTGGTGATCCTTAGCAAGAGAGCCTCTTTTCTGATTAATGAAATTAGTCTCTAAGAAATCAAGGGCATAAGCTCTTTGAATGAGTCTTGCGTCCACCTTCATGTCTAAATTTCTTATTCTACCATCGCTATTGACAGAGAAGGGATTATACTGAGCCCCAAGAAAACCTGCTCCCATACTACCTCCTCCGACAGTAACGAATTGAGGTATTTCAATGTCGTCTCGTCGCAACTGGTGAGACAGCAAAGACCCATAGCTAGGATGTTCCATTGATGGATTAGGGACATATCCTGTGTGCATATAGTAACGCCCACGCATATGGTCTGCTTCGCGAGTACTCATCGACCGAATAATAGCCATGTTGTGCATCTGCTTGGCCATCAATGGCATATGTTCACAAATCTGAACATCTCCCGAGGTGCCTATTGGTCTAAATGGCCCTCCGGTTGCGGCATTTGGTTTTAGATCCCAAATGTCCATAGTAGACGGCCCTCCACCCATCCACAGCAGGATGGCGGATTTCCCATTTTTCTTTATCTCTTCCTGATTGGCTTTTAGTGTTTGAAGAAGCCCAAGAACACCAGCGGTGCTCGTTAAAAATTCTCTTCTTTTCATTCTAATTCTTCCTTTAAACTAAATAATTAATTCTTGTCTTACTTTTCCGCCGTCTATGATTTCAATAGGTCTATCTCCGGGAGCCATTAGCTCTTTATCTGCGACAATACCTAACTGGTTATATATTGTTGTAGCCCAGTCTTTAACGGTTAGAGCATCTTCTTCTGGTTCACTAGCCGTAGCATTAGACTTACCGTAGACTATACCTCTTTTGACTCCCCCTCCAGCCATAACAACACTAAACACTTTAGGCCAGTGGTCGCGACCAGCGGTAGCATTAATCTTAGGGGTGCGACCAAACTCAGAAGCCATACATATAAGCGTTGAGTCAAGCATACCTCTATCATCTAGATCTGAAATAAGGGCAGCGAAACCTTGGTCAAGAGCCGGAACCTGTCTTTTAATTCCCTCTTCTATACCATTATGCATATCCCACCCACCGTAGGTTAGTGTAACAAACCGAGTACCAGCCTCAACTAAACGTCTCGCAAGCAACATTCTTGCTCCCGCAGTATTACGCCCATACTTATCACGAGTAGCAGCATCTTCTTTATTGATATCAAATGCTTCTCTAGCCTTCTGGCTATTAATTAAGCTGTATGCTCTATCATAGAACGTATCGACTGCATCGAGCGAGTCTGAATTTTCTTTATTAGCAAAGCGATCATTAACAGTGGCTAGAACCTTCTGTCTCTTGATAAACCGATCATCATTTACTCCGTCAGGCAGGTTTAAGTCACGTACCCTGAACCCATCACTGGCTGGATCTGCCCCAAGACCAAACCCAGAATATGAACTACTTAAATAACCAGTTCCAGCGTATTCATTAGGGGGACTAGGAATACAAACATAAGGAGGAAGGTTTTTTCGTGGGCCAAATTCATGTGACACTACAGAACCTATGCTTGGATACTGGAGGGCTGGACTAGGGCGATAACCAGTAAACATATTGTGCGTCCCTCTTTCATGAGCTGCTTCACCATGAGTCATTGATCGGCAAATCGCAATCTTATCAGCTATCTTTGATGTGTTAACCATCATCTCATTAAGCCTTACTCCGGCGACATTGGTTTGAATACTGTCCATCGGCCCACGGTATTCAATTGGAGCGAAGGGTTTTGGATCCCAAGTCTCTTGGTGGGCAGAGCCGCCGGGAAGGTAGATAAAGATGACACTTTTTGCTGGCCCTTCCCTGCTCTCATAAAACTTCTGGTCGCCCCGAACCTCTAGGGCTTGTAGAAAGCCTAAAACGCCAGCGGTACTCGTTAAAAACTCTCTTCTTTTCATCGCGAACTCCTGTTCATTCTTTGTCTCATATACTCTCTGATTGCTTCTCTTTCTTTCTCATCTAGTTTTCCATCGTTGTTTTTGTCAAACTTGCTGATAATCTCTTTATATCGAGACTCTCTGTCTGGAGAAGGCTTACCATGAGAAGGTCTGCCTTGAGGCGATCTAGTGTGCGATGGAGGTCCGAAGCTAGGGGTTCTTCCATCAAAGCCGCGAGTGGGCTTCCTATGTGGGGGCTGAAAGTTAGGAGTTTTTCCATCAAAGCCACTGGGGCGCTTACCGTGAGGCGATGGACGATCTGTTTTACAACATCCGGGCTTACACTTACAGCCTTTTTTACAATCACACTTACATGCACGACCGCATTTTTTACAATCTTTACAGGATGCCACCGGAGGCTTGCCCTTTTTGGGGGCAGCAACAAGGCTCATTGGAATCATGAGCATTACAGCGACGATAGATATTACATTTCTTCTTTTCATCTTCTTCTCCATTCATATTAAAGAATTAATTGATGTTTTTAACTTTAGTATTTAACACCTGAAAACCACTTTAGTTTCGCCAAGATGCTATTACTTTACCCGCTAACCACGATATACGTGAGATAATAGCAAACATCACAATAACTAGAAATG